AGAGCAGAACAGCAGGATGATAACGAAGATAGCAAGTCAGAATTCAAGCACTATAATAGCAGGACTAAAATCGGATCGAGATCAGACGTGATCTGTGCGTTGTATGGATCAGTAAATCCATATACTGAATGGCGCTACTGGTGGAAAGATAGTATAATATGGCAGACAATAGCTCTTGCGGACAAATCCGGATTGAGAAAAAAGAATACGATATTGCCAGATCTAAGAATTGAATCTAAAAAACATGAAAAACTGGATGACGCTGCACTAAGTGGATTTCTTAAGAATTTTGGGATAGGAACCGAGATTCAGGAAACAGAAGAACAGAAAGCTGAAAGAATAAGAACGGAAATAGCATCTAAAAAATAATCATTATGAGCGATGAACTTGAATTTTCAATGAATCTCGGCATAGACCTTAAAAAATTTGAAGGCGAATGGGACAAAAAGTTGGCTGACATTCAAAGAATAATCGACGGGCATACTTTTCATATCAAGCTTGATATAAACGAAAAGGCTATTGCAGATGCTAAAAAAACTCTTGATGAATTAAAAAAGACTGCTGCCGAAATAGGAAAGACATCTACCCCGAACACTGGTATCGATAAAAGCACCATTGCGGCAATGGAGGCGTCCATAAAAGAATTCCAAAAATTAACGGTACAGTCCCCGTTTGACACACCTCAAAATAAAGAAGCAGTAAACTCAATGCTTCAACAATTAAGAACCTTTAAAGATGAATTAAAAGGAATAAAAGCAGCGCCTCTTGATCTAAATCAAATATTGAGCATGGGCGGTGCGGATGCCACCGGATCACAATTAAAGGTAATGCGACAAGAGCTTCAATCTTTTATTGATGCAGAGATTGAGGGCAGCGCAAAGGCAGTAAGGGCAAACGAAGAACTAAAGAAAGTAAAAGAGCGCATCACTAATATGTACGGAAAGCAGGAAAGTGCGCTAAAATCAAGTGACGAAGAAAAGAAAATACAAAGCACTATTTCTGCTTATAAAAAATTAGAGGCAGAGCAGGCAAGAATAGTTGCGCAAATAAGAGAACGCATAAGCTTAGAGCAAGGTAAAGTTGTGTCAGTATCCGGAGTTAATGTTTCTGCTTCAGGGACACAAGCTGAAATAAAAGCCTATAATGAACTTACTGTGGCAATGGCTGGATACAGGAAGTCGTTGTCGGAATTGGATCAGCAAAAATTAACTGCCAGCAAGGCGGAGCAGGCACAGTCACAAATAACAAATTTAAGGCAGGAGTTTGATATCCAGCAAAAAATAAATGCAGCAATTAAAAATAAAGTTACTGAAATAGAAAAACAAACTGCTGCATGGGCTAAATATGCCGCGATACTTGAAAAACCAGAAAATACAATAAATCAAATACAAACGAAGCTGCGGCAGATCGATGCAATCCGGGCAAAATTAAATATGGATTCATCGCAGGCCGCAACCGCCGATAATGTTATATCAGGACTAAGGAGTAAAATGGCTGGGTTATCTCCGGCTGCAAATGCGCTAAAAAATCAGTTAGCACAGCTTGAAGCGCAGTGGTCAAGGCTATCTCTTGCCGAAATGAAGGGCGAAAAAGGACAGGCATTGATTGCTAAATTCAAAGCATTAAGCATAGAGGCAGATAAGTACTCCGGATCATTAAGACAGACTGTGTCGACGCTGGATAAGGCTACTTTAGGGATAGATAAAAATACAAGTGCATTTGGCAGACAGCGGGGAATACTAAATGGTATGCCACAAATGCTTAACTCGTATATTTCCATACTTGGCGGGATGCGTCTGTTCGCTAATATTCGAGACATAACAGGAGAATTTGAATTACAGCGAGTCGCATTAGGAGCTATCATTCAAGACGCAGAACGAGCCAATGCTTTGTTTGAACAGATAAAAGTTAAGGCTGTTGAGTCTCCGTTTATGGTCAAAGACTTAGTTTCATATACTAAGCAGTTGGCTGCATTCAGGGTTGAGACGGAAGATCTGTTCGGATCGATGAATATGCTTGCGGATATCTCTGCCGGACTAGGGGTAGATATGTCAAGATTAATCCTTGCATTCGGACAAGTCAAGGCTGCCTCTGTCTTAAGGGGTCAGGAACTCCGTCAGTTTACGGAGGCCGGAATTCCTCTTGTTGAGCTTCTTGCAGAAAAATTCACAAAACTAAATGGCGAAGCCACCTCCACCGGAGAGGTATTCAAACTCATATCCGAAAGAGCTGTTCCTTTCGAGATGATCAAGGAGATATTCCAAGACATGACATCCGAAGGAGGAACGTTCTTTAATATGCAGGAGATTCAGGCGAAGACATTAAAGGGACAATACAATAACCTGACAGATGCCATCCAGATCATGTTTGATGAGATCGGAAGGTCAAACAGAGGCGCACTATCCGGAATCGCATCACTGGCAAGAGATGTAGTCAATAATTGGCGGATAGCTGCGGCTGGTATATCTGCGGTTGCATCTATTATTATTGGGTACAATGCGGTTATGATTGTTGCAGGAATGCGAACTGCATACCTAGAGAAAACAACAATTCTATTAGCCAGATCGCAGGCTCTTGCTGCCAGATCAGCACAGTTGCAGGCGACTAATAATACATGGCTTGCAGGTACAACTATGGCTGCATCAAGGGCTGCTACTGCTGCTGCTGCTGCAAACAATACATTAGTTCGTAGTTTCTACGCACTAAAGGCAGCTATGCTCGCTAATCCCGTGACAGCAATAATAGCAGGGTTATTCGCATTATCCGGTGTTCTAGCAAGCGTTATTTCTTATCAGAGCAAAGCAACTGTAAGGCAAAAAGAACTCAATGAGAGTTTATCCAGAATGAGTTCTTCGGCTAATACTTCTACATCTGCACTGAATTCATTATTATCAAAGCTTAAAAATGCAGAACAAGGAACACAGGAATATGCTGATACTATAAAAGAGATAAACTCCCGCGCAGGAAATTTCCTTGAAACTCAATTATCAGAAGCGCAGGGGTATAATGAGATTGAGACGGCAGTAAGAGGGGTTACTGCTGCAATTATGGAAAAAGCTAAAGCAGACGCTTATGCAGCCGGGATAACGACAATACAGGAATCATATACAGGTAAATCATCGAAGCAATACGATCGTGCAATATCGGCACTGACATCAAAATCAGCGACTATAAAAATGTCCGATGCTGATGCGCGTGTTTTTATTGAAAGTATCCGTAGTGCTGTATCTAAGAACCCGGAACTATACAAAACAGGGGAGGATATTTCCAAATTGCTGGTTTCGTCTATGACCGACTATGCTAAAAAAACAGGACAGTTTAAAGATTATCTTGATATTGAAGGATTTTTTGGAGGGCTTGGTGTATTCAGCAATGTTGACAAATGGGCCACTGGGATTATCGATAACATGAAGGAAATAGAAGACGAGGAGGCTAAGCTGGCTGCTAAGACAAACACAATGTTCCCGACTGAAAATGCAGAATCATATGCAAAAAAAATAGAAGATGTAAAGAATAAATATAAAGCTTTCAATGCAGAGCTAAAAGGTAGCCCGGAAGAAAGAGCAGATATGCTTCTAAAAAGCAAGCAGCAAGAAATGGAGGCTCTGATTGCCATATACAATGAATTTGGACAAAAAAGTTTAGCCGAAAAAACAAAAAAAGACTTAACTCAACTTTTAAAAATAGGCGAGGATTGGGAAACAGTTGTCAGTAAATTTACAGGCGAAGGTCCAAGTGCTATATTCAGAGTAATGGAAGGTGAGACGTATTTTGATTACGTAAAAAGATTGAGAGATGAGTATGACTCCTTGTTGAAAAAACAACAGGAATTTAAAGGCAAAGAAAGTTTAGTGCCTAAATCTGAAATGGATTTGATAACCACTAGGATCGAGTCTGCTAAAAAAATTGCGGAAGGATTAAACACGACGCTGGATAAATCAAAAACAAATCCCAGAATACAAGCATTATCCGAAGAAATAAAATACATTGAGACCGCGTATAAAAAATATCAGGAACTTATAAAGATAAAAACTCCGGAATCGGCAAAAAAAGAAATAAAAAGTATGCCGGGAGGCGAAAAATATACTCTGGCTTTTTCTGATCAGGAAATGACCGCTACATACGACAGAGTCATTAAGGAATTCGGATCGTTAGGTAAAAGCGCATCGGATGAAATGTCCAGCGCGATCATCAAAAGAAATGAGTTAAATACTGATGCGACAATTGAATCATTTAAAAAACAGATTGACAAGATTGGTCGTGAAATATCAAGAGTGACAGAAGCCAGAGATTTCTATGACAAAATACTTGGACTAACAGGTAATCAGGATTTAGCTGAAAAATTAGTCGGTAATGATCTGGTAGGGAAGAACCTAAAGACAATGCTGGAAGATCAATTGAAAGCTACATTTTCCAGCTTGGAGATAGATATACCCGCCACGATGGATTTAGATGCAATACAAGGCGTCATTGATGGCCTTGGTTCAAATCCTGAAAGACAGGAAAAAGCACAGCAGTCATTCAAAAAATTAAAAGATTATATAAATGAAACCACCGCCGCCACATTGGAGTTTGAAAATAAACTTAATGATCTTGATGAGAAGAATATCAACTTATCAGGAACCGGAGCATCGTTTGATATTTCAAAAATAATAAAAGATCAAGCGGTAAAAATTGCTGAAATAAATAAACAACAAAGGGTATCTGAAGCTGAATTGCTAAAACTAAAAGATGTAAACGGACAAGAGTGGTATGATAAAGAGCTGAAAAGAATTAAAGCAATATATGATACACAAAGACAAAATGAAGAAAAAATAGGGCAGGAAAAAATAAAAAAGTTAGATTTTGAGAAATTTAAAGAGTCAGGAGATTGGGCGAAAATTTTGAGGA